GCCTTTTCTAGTACGATGAACAAACGACGAACATTGATTCTGTCGAATGCTGATGGCTTGCTAAGAAGTGTCTTGTCGCCAAAGAGTACAGTGCCTTCACCTGGGAAGGACACCACAGGGTTCACACCCTTCTTGTACAGTGTGTCACGGTCTGCCTTGTCTGGTGAATATGCCAACTTCACCACGTTCTTGATTTGACCACGATTCAACCCACCTGGTGAGAACCAAGGGTCAGCAATAGTGTCGGTACGAGCGCAGAGACCTGCCACGTCAGCGTTCAATGGCACCCAACGATACTTGTCGTTGTACTTGTCGTATTGATACTTCCAACCTGAGTCCAACACAGCGTAGGAAGTGGATGTTAGTGTGTTACGGAAAGCCACCACGTCTGTGGCTTCACTGCCTGCATTGTTATATACATCAGCAAGTTCAGGTGAGATGAACACCATGCAATCCTTGCGGTCTTCAGCAATCGTGATGACACTTGATGCCACTGTGGCATTGTGTGGACCCATCACCAACAAGTTCACATCAACCAATTCTGCATTGGCGAATTCATCGTAACCTGTGATGACATCACCAGCAACAGGTGAGGCGGATACACCACCTGACAATGATGCACTATGAGTACCTAGACCATCAAATGTGGTACCAGCAGCATTGCTACCCCAGTTGGTTCCAGCTGGATTATCCATCCACCAGATGTACTTGGAGCCTTCCAACACCGTCTGCCAGTAGTTGGATGCACCTTCTGCAGTCTTGGCATCAGCTGCCTTGGAAATGCCAGTGTACTTTTCAAGGATGGTTCCAGGAGTACCTGAGATTAAACCATCTTCATCCACCACGACAAGATGTAGTTCATCATTTGATCCACTTAGACCACTGACAAATGTTGATGTGCCAGGTGTGTAATCGAATTCTGCTGCATATGTCCAACCAGCAAATGCACCGGCTGAATTGTCAGCCATAGACACCTTCAATGAGTTGCCTAATGCACCTGGATACTTGGCAGCAAAGTAACCTACAGCCCCTTGACCTGATGCATAAGATGCTTCCCATTGTTCAGCATTCTTGATTTGAACAGCAGTGCCTGAAGCCACAGCATTACGAGCGGCTGAACCTACAGCACGAACCACTTTAAGGTTGTTTGAGTAGCTTAGAAAGTTGGCTGCTGAGAAGAAACTTGCAAATGTTGTGTCATTTGGCTTCCCAAAGGTCTTTACTAATTCAATTTCTGAACTGATGGTTGTTGGTTCAAGAACTGGACCCCATTGAAAGTCACCTACGAAACCACCGATTGATGTGGCTACAGCAGGAACAACATTGGTCAAGTCCTTTTCAACAACTAGAACGCCTGGCGAAAGTTGAAATGCCATGTTAATCTCCTATGATGTGATATTTTCAAAGACTGTATAAGTCTATTGCAAAAGTTAGTTGAAAATATTTATAAGTTTATGAATCTATATCCCGTTTCCATGGCAAATTTTGGTCGGTGGACCAAACAATATTGTCAGCAACAAACATGGTTTCTTCAGAACCATCATTCACAAATCCAAAAGGAGTCAATTCATCCTCGATTTGCATCATCTGCTGCTTGTAAAGGCGCTCACGAACATTCACATCCGTGAGTTCGCGGAAATATTGATTGGTGGTCAACCACCCGAACAGAATCAACGTCATCACCAAATCATCGTGATACCCTTCATCCGCCATGTAACTCCCATTCCTTTCTATGAAAGTGGAGAATTCATGGATGGTATCAGCGTCAAATATATTTAGTTTTTTCTCTTCCAGCAGGCTCTTGATGGCAAAACACCCTGTGCGTTTCACAGACTTGGTGGTTCTAACACCCAACGTAGTGGATTTGGAGAATCCTGGACTGATGTAGGTTTGATTGTTCTCCTTCACTGTCCCCAAGATGTTTTCATATTCCAGTTCAGCATACAAGATGTCAGCAATCTGACCTCCAATGTCATTGGTTTCCACCAGAATCATGGCATTGTTGTAATCTTTGGCAGTTTTGTGAATCACGTTAGGGAACAACATGGGAGCAATGGTGTTGTTCTTGAACTTACCCACCAGCTTGTAAGGAGTTTCCGTGACATCTATAACGGTGAACGCTGAGTAGTCACCACCCACACCACGCGCCACGTCCACGGTAATCACGTAGGTTCTGTCTTTCAATGGTTCTTCATACAACATCAATCCCATGTCATTCTGATAAATGGGGTCCATGCTACTCATCTGCGCCAGAGTTCTGCCATTAATCAACGTGTTACTGGATCCCAGAAACTCACACAACACTTCCTGATTGAACTTCACTTCTCCCAATGTTCGGAGTTGTTCTTCCGCCCAATTTTCATCACGTCCTGGAATTTCCCAGTAAGGGATGAAATGACTCACGAAGCCGTTCTTGCCTTTCTCTGCCTCATTCCAGAACTTCCAGAAATGATTGTATCCCAGAGGGGTGGATGTCAGCAGAATCTTGGTGGTGGTACCAGCAGAAATGGTGGGATACACAGAAGCAAAGAATTCTTCTGCCACGTTGTTGGGGATGATGGCAGCTTCGTCAATGTACAACCAGTTCACAGACTTACCACGAATACCTGATGCCGTTGTGGCAGCCGTGAATACTTTGCTACCGTTTTCCAATTCTACGTTACCCTTGTTCCAAGTACGAACACCTTGTTGCATCCAGATGGGAAGATGTTCATACATGATTTGATATCTATCTAACACTTCACGAGCGGCACTACCTTTGTTGGCAAGAATGGCAACAGTCTTGCTTTCCTGAAACAATGTGTACCAAAGAATACAGGCAGCAGATGTGATGGTCTTGCCTTGCTGACGACCTTCCATCAACACCACTTTTCTATTGTTCAGGATCACTTCCACTTTTTTCTTCTGACAATCATACAACTGAAACTTAATCAAACCTTTGTCCAATGACACGATGTGACAATAGGTTTCAATGAAATAGATGGGGTCTTGTTGACACCTGACTATTTCTTGAACTTGTTCCGGCGTGAATTGTAATTGTAATCCAATAGATTTTAAATTGGGATTACCATGATAACTACTTTCCTGTTCCATCATCTAGAGATTCTATAGGTTGTTGAGCCTGTTTCATCGCCTTCAACAAATCATGTGTGGATCCCACAAACAGATTGTTTTGAGTTTGAATTTTCGGCTTGTCATCCTTGTCCAGATCCTTCTTTCTTTTCTGCACTTCCAGAAGGTCTTTGGCAGTATCAGACACGGTTTTAATCAATTGCCCCGCCACTTCATAGGCACGGGGATGGTCACTGTTCTTGGCAATGTTCAGAATGCCATCAATGGCTTCATTGCCTTTGTCAATCAGAGTCCGAAGAGTCTCACGGGCATGGGCAGCATCATCCTCTGATGGCGTGGTTGTGAATTTTTCAAGTTGTTCAGGTGTGGTGTGAACCACATTGAACTTGTCATCAAGATTATCAAACATGAATCACCTTATTATGAAAAATCAGAATCAAATTCCTGCAGGTAGCTGTAATCATCCAACGGAGTGGCCGTGGACGGGTCTGGTGTAGTGGTCACCGTGGTCTTCAACAACCCTTCAGGATTGGCTAGTGCGGCATCAATGTCTTTCACAGCATAAATGTTTTCAATCACAGTTTTGATGACATTGGCATCTCGTACATATCCAAAGAAATTCAACTTCATGGTGAAATTCAAATTCCAGATGACACTCAACCGCTTATCAAAACTCCCTTCCCATTCATCCTGGTAGTCTACACTATCTAGTATGATTTGCAAATCATTTTTCACACCCAACTCAGGAACCGTGTTGATGGTGACATTGAAATCTGGATTGAAATAGGGAAGAATCTGTTCAATGATTTGCAATCCATCATCCTGATTCTTGGCAAACACACTCAAACTGATGCCCATGTTGTATGGAGTGGATACAAAGGAATATCTCATGCCTGTATTTGTGATGCCTGCTGTATCTACAGAACGAACATTTTGTGTGATGGCTAATTTGCGTGAGGCATCATAATTGAATGTGGTGATTTCAAATCCCATACGAGGAAGTGTAATAGCAACACCTTTACGTGTTTCATCAATTTCTGGGACTTCACGAATTCTATCAATGAACTTCTGCTTGGGTGCATAACTCAAAGGCACTTTTAAACTTTCCGTGACATCACCTGCGTCATCAGTACGACGAACATAGATGCCATTGAACAAGGTGCCAAAGGCAATAATTGCCTTCCGAACATGTTGATGATAGAAATGTTGATTACGAAACATTAATATTCACCGAAAGGATTGATGGAGGTGAAGTCCAAGATGTCCTGTCCTTCAGTTTCAAACACCTCGTTATCACTAAATGGTGTGTTGTCATCAGTACCATAAGATGCCTTGATGAGACTGAATCCTGTTTGCAACAGAATTCTGTTTCCTGTTTGCAGAAGAATTTCATGCTCAAAAATGTTTTGTGTGAGAGCATCTTCAAAGGCGTCAATTTCCTGTACACCTGTGTTGAATTGTTCAGAGCTGTACTGATACAATTCACATTGCATGCTGTAGATGTGGAACTTGCCCAGTTGATAGAAGGGATCCAGATGTTGCACAAACTTGATTTCAAACATGCTGTTGGTCTTGGGGAGATAAATCAAATCTCCTTCAGCAGGACGATTAGGCAATTGCAAATATTCATCGGCATTGTTTCCCACCACTTCTTCCCATCTACGGCGAGAAATCACGAACGTGGCTTGATGTGTGGTTTGAATGCCAAACTTGGTGAACAGTTCACTGTCTCCTTCCCACCCATCAATGTTCTTGATGTACATTTCCACAGGGTAGGCGCTTTCAAATTGACTCAATGTATCTTCCCCTAGCACATCATCTTGTTTGATGGAGGTGCGTGGGAGATAGTAGACATCATGACCAAATATCTTGATGCTTTCGATAATTAAATCTTCAAGAAGCCGTTGTTCATTGGTGGTGCCAGATGTGTTGCCTGCCTGAAAATAGAAATTGGTGGCCATGTTAGCCCACCATGAAATCTACGGGAAGTTCGTAGCGTGATTGCATTTCATTTTCCAGTTGTGTGATTTCAGCCAAGGCTTCATCAAAGATGATTTGACCATTCAATGTCACACCACCTGGAAGTTGCATTCCCCCAAACTTCTTCATGTTCTCACCCCATTGACGCTTGATGAGGGAGGTGGCATAACGACGAAGAAACATGTCATTGTACACTTCAGTCCATTCTTCAGGATCCAAGGCACGATAGACTTCAAAGATGACGTAATCACCATCATCAAAGATGTCATCCATGTTCACATCCAGATAGATTTTGTCTTGCTTTCTGTTGAAACGAAAGGTGCGTGACCCGGCAAACATGTCATCCAACAATTGCAGATGCATCTTCACTTGATTGTAATAGATGACATCTGAGGATAGCAGATTGTACATGTCATTCAGCCGGAACTGATACACCACATCAAAGATGTTGGTGTTGGCGCGAGTGCTACCTGAGTCACCCACAGGGAACACACGAACCACACCTGTGACGGCATCAGACACATCAAATGCTCCTGATGTCCAACTGCCTTCTGTGTAGGCGGTGGTGGCATGCAATGTGGTGGAGAACCCTGAGGTGCTCCCAGTGATGGTTTCACCATTGCTGAAGGCCTTGCTGACATTTCGAACCTTCAGTTGATTGCTGGATTTCACAGCATACACTTCTGCCGTGGCACCTGAAGTGGCACCTGTGATGATTTCACCCAAGGTGAATTGGGATGCAAAAATCGTGGACAATCTGAGAACAGATGCTTCCACTTGTGCCTTCAGATAGACACGTTCTGTGCCATCGAAATGATATTCATTCCAGTAATCAATGGCGTCTTGTATTCTATCTTCCACTTGGTCGTCATCCACGTTGATTTCAATCACGGGATATCCTAAACGACGAAGGCAATAATCTTTTAATTGTTGACGTGTGGTGATTGCCATGGTCCCTCACCATAAAAAGGAAAGTGCTATTACTAGACTATTTATACGAACTAGTAATAGCACCCACCATTTTTACGAAATTTCTTACTCAGCCGTGATGATTGGGCTTAGGGCGGCGAGTGTGTTTGGTGAAATTTCCAATGTTTCTGGGAAATCAGAAAGTGACAATGACACGTTGGAGACTTCCACTTCGGTCTTCATCAGACCCATCAATTCATCGTTTGCCGCCACGATGTTTTCAGGGGCAATCTGAATGGTGTTAGGGATATCTTCTCCCTTGTCATTCTTGGCTGGGATGATTTCACCCAAATTATCCTTGATGGCATACTTGGTTCTGACTTCTGCCATCAACTTGTCAAGAGCTTCCACCAAAGGTTGCAACGTGGTACGTGCCATTTGAATCTTCCACGCCAACTTGGCAGCAAACTTCTCGTTTGATAACTGATTCAATCCTGCAAATACATCTAACATCTGTTGATTTGTTAACTTCATGTTTTCACTCCATGTTAATGAATAAGGTTCAGAAATATATTGTAATGTAATGACATTAGAAGGAAATGTCAAGTCCAGATTTACCACTATTACTCACCGACAGCTGGGGCTGCAGGTCCGCTACCAAGTGTACCACCCCAAGGAGCTTCTGTGACATCCACCCACGGGTCATTCTTCTTGGTGATTTGCTTTTGAATTTGTTCGTTCACGTGTTGTTCATAGGTTCCTACAACAACAGCTTGAACCCAACCCAACACTTGTTCTTTGGTTAATTGTTCATATGGGGTGAAATCACCTGATGGTGCAGCAAGAGGGGTGGCGCCTTGAAATTGTCCTGTGGTGCCATTTTCATCTGTGCCTGTCTTGGTCCAACGCACATGAACGACTACGTTATTCATGTCATTGAGTTGTGGAGCTTTGCGAATGTTGGTGATGTCCCATGTGTATGTTATTGCCATTGTGTTCTCCTACCAGGTATCCTGGTTCTGTTTGAGAGTTATGAGTTATTTATACGATTTTCCAGCTCTTCTATTTTTGCTTGTTGTTCCTTGATGGCTTGCACCAAAATAGGAACCAACCGAGTGTAATTCAAAGTGAGATAGTTTTCACCTGACTTGGACACTCTGCGAGGATTGGTTTCATCACTGAAATCATTTTCCACGTCGAATGGTGCCAGTTCCACGAGTTCAGGATAGAATGCTTCCACTTCTTGGGCACTCAACCCAATTTGTGTTTTATTGCTACCAAAGTTGAAACTGTTGGCCAAGGCGTTGTCCACATATTTGAAGGGTGTCCAGGACTTGATGGCATCTAATGCACCCACAAGTGTTCCTGTTTTCTCCTTCAATCGTTCATCTGAGTAATATTGTACTAAGTCTTGCCAGACATAGAATCGTTTATCATAGGTGGCTTGAGCACCCACTTGACGATTTTGCGGATAACTATTTCCTACGAACCCAGTTTCAAACGATGTGGTGATGGAGGCAATCGTCAACCCACCGCCAGGAGTAAAGTAGATTTGTGCATCGTTTGTGCCATCAGCACTTTGGTCAGCTCCGTAAAACAACATGCGTCCTTGGAAGATGGTTCGATACATGTAACTGGTACTGGCTGGGTCAACATAATATCCTGTATCATTTTGGTCATAGAAGATAGGGGAACGTGCGCTTCCTCCCATAATAGTATAACCATATGGTAATTCCGTATAACTTCCGTTCCAATACCAGATCCATCCACGACTGTTATCATGCACCCCTACGTTATCACCAGTAGTGGACATGAACGTGTGACGAGAACCGATACCCCAACCACTCCATCCATTACGACCCGTACCATACGTGGTGACGTTTCCGTAACTCTGACCGCCTGAATGTGCCCACCATGCTCCATACCCATATGCTTGAGAATACCAACCAGTATCGGAGTGGTTTCTGAACCATCCGTAATTGTATATTTCGTTGGGGTCTATGCGACCCATGCGGCTGAAGTCGTTTGGATCCACATAATATCCGGTGTTGTTATAATCATAGAATATTGTTCCTCTCACATCACTTGAAGCAACAACATTGTAAGACATTGATGACCCGAATCCACCATTAATTAACACCAATAATCCGTGGCTACTCATGTTTCCTGCCACACCACCTGCATTGGGATGTGACCATGCTATACCATACAAATTACCTGTGCTTGTGCCGTCAATAGGCAACTTATATGAGTTACCCATAGCGAATACGCCTTGATATCGTGTAGAAGCATATGCACCTACGATGGAACATCCGTAATTGTAATCTAAATAAAGATTTTCATTACCATCAATTCTGATGCCACCGTTTGCCACCACGTAGGATAATCTTGCAGTGCCGTTGGGGTCGCAATAATATGAGGTATTGTTTGCATCATAAAAAATAGTACCGTCAACACGACCATCAAAATACCCGCCCTTCACAACATAGACACCATAGGTGGAACTGGTTGATGACGTTCCAATACCCATACAGGCGTTGCCCAAGTGATAGTAGAAGTACCAACGTCCGTTGGCTTCACGATATACACCACCATTACCACCTGAATCGTACATCATGCCGTGGACGGAACTATATGACAACCACATACCATCATAACCACCCTTACTGCCATCTAAACGAATTTGTGTGTATGATGAACCAGTATTTGCATATAGATGGGCACTATAATGATTGGGCCAGTATAATCCATATGTACTATCAAGCTGAATCCAGCTCATGGGTCGGAAATATGAATTACCTGATAATTGTAATCCATATAGATAAGAACCACCATTTGCATTTAGATAATATCCTGTATCACCACTATCATAGAAGATGGGGGATCTTACATCAGACCCCACATATAAAATATTTTCTACACGAACATTACTATCACCTCTAGCAACAGAAAATACTTCGCTACCTCCATAATACTTAACAGAATTATTATAGAAACGTATGCCACCGTAAGTAGCGGCTGCACCTATTTTAATACCGGTGTGCCAATCTAAAGTTAACTTAGTGTAATTACCATTATAATTTTCTAAAGTAGTGCCAATAGAGTACCCCTGAATATCACTTTCTCCATGATTATTGAAGAACAATGTACCCTGTACTGCTGTGGTATATACTTGTCCTGATGTGTATCCTAAATCAAGAGATTGTAATTCACTTTTACTATTAGGGTTAACATAAAATGTGGTGTCATTACTATCATAGAAGATGGGAGCTCTTGATGATGCATATGATGTAGTATCACCACTGTTATTGATTACAAATGCATTAATGGTGTCAGCATAATTGTTAAATCGGTACCCATGAGAATTAGTCCCTCGTGCATATACACCATCACCGTTCCAGAATTGCACTCCCCAATAATTTACGGCATTCATGACAGATGTGCT